TGGCAGCATTGTCACCGGCTTTGCTGGTGTTCGGGAAGATTGTTACCGTAACAGGAAACATAGTAAGCGGCGTCGGGATGGTAATTAAAATAGCTGGATCGCTTGTGGGATTTGTGACCGGCACAGCGGTGCCGGGAATCACAAGTGCTCTGACCACGTTATTTACGTTTTTGGCGGCAAACCCGGTTATTGCAATTATTCTGGCCATAACAGCCGCTATTATAGCGCTGGTGGCACTGGTGGGCACCAAGGGCGATGAGATACAGGCCCTGCTGCAAAAGGTGGATGACTTTTTGCAGGCAGTGTTTGCTACAGACTGGACAAACGTGTTCGGCCCTGTACTGGGCACAGCACTTAACCTGTTTTTTGCCAATGTAAAAAACGTGTGGGATCATGTGAAACAGGTCCTTGATGGCATCATTGATTTTATCCGCGGCGTGTTTACAGGCGATTGGGAACGCGCCTGGACCGGCGTGAAAGAAATTTTTGCGGGTATCTTCGACGGGTTGAAAGCGGTCGCCAAAGCGCCACTTAACGCCATCATCCGATTGGTCAATGCAGCCATTGGCGGTATCAATGGAGTTATCCACACCGTGAACAAGCTGCCCGGCGTAAACATTGGAGAAATCGGGCAGATACCGTATCTGGCCAAGGGCGGTATCCTCAGCCGCGGCAGTGCCGTTGTTGGCGAGGCAGGCCCTGAATTGCTTACCATCAACCAAGGCCGCGCGGTGGTGCAGCCGCTGACCAATAACAATACAACCAATAACGCCAACTATGGCGGCGTAACAGTCAATGTATATGCTGCTGCAGGGCAAGATGTCAACGAATTGGCGGAGGCAGTAGTACACAAAATTCAGCACGCGGTAGATCAGACAGGGGCAGTGTGGGCATGAGACAGTATTTTTCTTATAACGGGCACAAAAGCACGGAGTTTGGGTTGTATATCAACGGCGATGCAGCCTATAACGCACCGGAACGTGACACGGAAAACGTTGAAATTCCGGGGCGCAGCGGCACCCTGACGGCTGACAATGGCCGCTGGAGAAATATCTCTGTATCTTACAAAGTGTTTGTGTTTGGCGCAAAAGCAACCCAACATATTGACGCTATAAGAGAATGGCTGCTGACTGCTATTGGATATACAAGGATGGAGGACAGCTACCACACCGACAGCTACCGGATGGCGCGCTACAGCGGAAATATTGAGTGGGACGTTAACCTGTTGGCACAGTGCGGTGAAGCCACACTGACATTTGAGTGTTGGCCGCAGCGTTACCTGAAAACAGGTGAAACTGCACAGACCGTTAAAAGTGGCGGAAAACTCAGCAATCCAACGGCGTGCCCTGCGCTGCCGCTGCTGGTGCTGACGCTGACCGGCAGCGCAAAGCTGCAGGTAGGCAGCACTCAGGTGGCAATAGAGGGATATACCGGGAAAATGACCATAGATTGCGACCTGCAGGACGCCTACACTGACGGAAAGAACTTGAACCAATACATTACGGCACCCAACTTCCCGGTTTTGGAGGCTGGAACGACGCAAATCAGCTGGACAGGCGGAATCAGCAGCCTATCCGTTACGCCTAGGTGGTGGACGTTATGACACCAAGATATTACGCAGCAGATAGCGAAATCAAAGGCAACGGCGTGGGAGCGTTGCGGGATGCACTGTACTGCACGGTAACAGAGGAACGAAACGGCAGCTATGAGCTTGAAATGGGCTATCCCGTATCTGGCCAACATTATAGCGAACTAACCCTGCGCGGATTGATCTGCGCCAAGCCTAACCCGTATGGTGAGGAACAGTATTTCCGGGTGTACAAGATCAGCCGCCCCATCAATGGGCAGGTCGTGATCAGTGCACAGCATATAAGCTATGATCTGTGCGGTATACCGGTAGCACCGTACACGGCAGGAACAGCGGCACAAGCGCTGGACAGGCTGAAAAGCCAGGCAACCGTGAGATGCCCGTTTGAGTTTTGGACGGACTTATCAACCACTGCTGATTTTGCGGCAACGGTGCCCAGCAGCTTGCGCAGTTTGTTGGGCGGCATCGATGGCAGTGTACTGGATGTATACGGCGGAGAATATGAGTGGGACAACTACACCGTAAAGCTCCACAGTGAGCGCGGCACCGACAGGGGAGTTAGCATCCGTTACGGAAAAAACCTGACAGACCTCACCCAGGAAGAAAACTGCACTAATGTGTATACCGGCGTGTATCCGTATTGGGTGGACAGCGCTGGTGCCGTTACGCAGATAAGTACGGGCCCGGTAGTAGATGTACCTGACAGCCAATACAACTTTGTGCGCATATTGTTGCTTGACCTCAGCCAGGATTATACAGAGCAACCCACGAATGAACAGCTTAAACAGTCTGCGCTGAGTTACATTAAGGCGAACAAAATCGGCGTGCCGAAAGTAAACCTTAAACTGAGCTATGCACAGCTTGAGCAGACCGTGGAGTACAAGGGCAAAGCGCTCTTGGAACGTGTGGGCCTGTGCGATACTGTGCATGTGGTGTTTGAGCGGCTTGGCGTTGATGCAACAGCCAAGGTCATCAAAACTACCTACAACGTGCTGCTGGACAGATATGACAGCGTTGAACTTGGTACGCCAAGAAGCAACCTGGCAAGCACCATTGTTGGCATTGAAAAAACCACAAAAACCGAGGTTGATAAGACAAAGTCTGCATTGCAGCAGGCGGTAGATCAGGCAACAAAGCTGATAACGGGCAATCTCGGCGGGTATGTGGTGCTGCACAGTTCGGCTGGCAATGATACGCCGGACGAACTGCTGGTAATGGATCAACCTGATATAAACACGGCCACCAAGGTATGGAGGTGGAATCTGTCCGGGTGGGGCTATTCGTCCACCGGCTATGCCGGCCCTTACCGCCTTGCAGCCACAATGGATGGCGCAATCAATGCGGATTTTTTGACAACTGGTACCCTTAATGCAGAGATCATCAAAGCCGGAATCTTGAAATCTCAGACAGGGAACGCGTTCTATCTTGATTTGGTGAGCGGGGAATTGCGGCTGAATGCCAAAAGCATACAGATCAATTCCGAAACGGTCTATGACGGAAAGACCGTTGACGCAAAAATCAGCGAATCGGCAGAACAGATCAAAAGCGAGATAACCCAGAGTGATAAGATCACCGGCGGCGGCAACCTGATCCTGGGCAGTGAGAGCTTCCAGAACGCCGAGCTGAAAGGTGTGTCATCTACAAATACCACTGTTGTATATGATGCAACAGGCGGGGCTACCATCAACAACATGGGCGCTAACCGGTATTTCCGCTGGACAACGGTAGGGGCGTATGTGGCCAAGGGCGTTACCTTGTGCCTGTCCGTTATGTACAAGCCTATTTCTGGCACAGATGAATTGTGCATGGAAATAGCATATATACCTGGCGGTGCCAGCGGCCAATTATGGGCCACAATCAAAGCCTCAGACCAGTTAGAAATCAAGCAGACTGACGGTTGGGTGCTGCGATATGGATTTTGGACACCAACTAGCGATGCAACCATAAAGTTGGTAGATATCGGCACCGGCTCAACGCATGTTGGCTCTGCTGACTCCTACGTCAATAAATTCTCACTGCTTCACCCCATGCTGCAATACGGCAATGCGCCGACTGCCTGGAATGCCAGCTCTGGCGACTACCTGACGCAGGAAAGCGCCAAAAGCCTGTTTTCGCAGACCGCTGACGAGATCAAAACCGAGGTCACCAAGTCGGTGACGGAATCTGTAACAGAGACGGTAAGGGATACCGCCACCAGCGCCGCCAACGATGCGGTTGACAGCAAATTGCAGGATTATGCCACCACAGCAACGGTGGAAAGCCTGAAAGAAGATGTCTCCAGCATCAGCCAAAAGGCAGACAATATCAGCACAACGGTTAGCAGCCTGCAGGAAACAACTACAAACATATCTGATAGCCTGGACAGTACAAACCAGGAATTTAAGGTTATCAAAGAGAACGTGGCCTCCGTTGACCAAAAAGCCGACAGCATTGCCCAGACGGTAACGCAGCGGATCACCGGCGGCAACAACATTATTACCGGCACCGACGACTGGAACCATGCGACCCTGGACGCAGGCGGCAATGACCTGAACAAAAAAGGAACATACACGATCAGCGGTGAATCCGTCCGGGTGACCAATAGGGCGCAGAACACTCGTTTCCACTTTGGTGCGGATAAGTCACTGGTGATTGCCAAGGGCATGACCTATTGCGCATCGGTACTGTACAAGCTCAATTCCGGCACGGACAGCCTGTTTTTACAGTTCGAGACCAAGAGCAGCAGCGGCACAAAAAGTTATTACGGCAATGCATTCAAAAATGCGAAGCAGGACATTGAGCTGGACAACGGCTGGAAGCTGCGCTGGGCGGCGTTCACGGCGACCGCGGACGGCTATGCAGACGGTCTGTTTGTGAGTACCGCGGACGATAACGCCACCGTTACCAACGATCTGACCATCATGCACCCCATGGTGCAGATGGGCAACGCGCCTACCGCGTGGACGGCCAGCAGCGGCGATTACCTGACTACCACCGAAACAAAAACCGAGATCAAGCAGACGGTGAACGAAATTAAGCTGACGGCCAGCACAAGCGGAACCAGCAGCACCATCAAGCTGACGGCAGGCGGAACAGAGATCACCAGCGCACAGATCAACCTATCCGGCGTGGTGACATTTTCGGATTTGAGCACCTGGAACCAGGATAAAACAATCATCAACGGCGGCAACATTACCACCGGACAACTGCATAACCTCAACTACACCACCGTGTACGACCTGGACAACGCCTGGATACGTATGGGCACCGAGGCCGGTGAGCGCGTATTTTTGGACAACCGGCACATCGCATGGTATGCCACCATCAACACCGGCAGCATCGGCCTGACCGGCGTGCTGTACTCTGAGGCGGGCAGCTCTTACATCGGTGCGTGCAGCAAGTACGCCAAGTACGGCTGGGTTGACGGCCTTAACCCGACATCTTACGTTGGGATGCAGATCACCTACAACCGCAGCGATGACAGCGATGCCGATTTTAACACGACCAGGGTGGGTGTCTCCGGCAAGCTGAATGTACACAATCTGGACGTTTGGGGCAGCAAATCCCGTGTGGTGCCTACCAGCTTCGGCACGCTGAAAATGGCCGCGTTTGAAACGCCGCTGCCAACTTTTGCGGACTGGGGCAAGGGCCAGTGCGGCCCCGAAGGCTGGTGCCTAATTGCCCTTGACCCACGCTATGCGGAGACCATCGCCCAATATGGGCAGCCCGCCTGGCTGCTGACGGATTGCGATGGCACCGGGCACATTTGGGCCGAAAACTGCGGCCAGTACGCCATTGTACACGGCGCACCAAGACAGCAGTTTGTGTGGCTCTGCATGGCCGCCCAGCGCGGCTATGAGGGCAGTTATGCCGACCGCAGTGACAGCGGCTACCCTGCCGGTGATCCGGCA